AATAAAGGCAAAATCGTTGCCTTCTTGCAAATCAAAATCAGAGCTTTCAATAAAGACATTATCCATTGGAGAACCATCGTTATCTTCGCCTGTTTCTTGGTTATATAGATAATTGTCATTGGTAGCCACTGGTGCGGTAAACACATCTTCATCAAGCCAAGCAGTTCGTACAAGCTCACCTATGCTCCATGTATTTTCTAAATAGTTATATATAACATAGCGTGATATTTCACCTGTGTTATCTTGAGTTGATGGATAGAACCACCACACTTCATTGTATTCTTTATTAACCAAAGCAAATGTTTTAAACAACTGTGATAAGTCTAAGTTTTCTTGCACATAACTTAAGACAGTGCATTCTAGTCTTTGTACACTACCGTTGTAACGATAGAAACCATCTTCAGCCATCCAATAAACACCATTCGGTGCATTGATACAAGCGTTAGGTGCGATCATACCCACACCTTGATTGATTAAGTTGACTGCAAAAGTTAAAGGTGGTCCAACAAATTGTATCGAATACAAAGCTGAATCAGTCCACACAAGAGTTTCTTGCCTTGATCTTATCCCACCAATAATCTCACTACCCACAGAAAGTCTTACCGAGCCTGCGGTATTGGTTGTTAGTGGCTCCCACTCAGTTACGCTTTCTTGATCAGAAAAAGCAATAAGCATAGGATCAATTGAACCTGTTCTAGCTGTGCCTGCACCATCAATAGGATCAGCACCTAAAACAAACACATGTCTATCTGTTTCGGAAACAATGGTTTGTAAACCAAGGGTAGGAGCTAAGTTTGCTCCTGATAAAGATGTAATATTTACGGCTCTTGCAGATGTGCCTCCTGAAGAATCCCAATAAAAAACGCCACCGCCTCTTGGATTTAAAATTAAATCTTCGCCAAAATTATCAGACGACCATAATCTAAGTTGATTGGTGAAAGTTAAAGAACTCGCAGACCCATATGCACCCGACCCCCAAGCATTAACACCCCAACCAGTTGATGATACAAAATTATCTAGTCCAGTATTAAGTTGGTAAGCACCTACTACACTACCGCCCCCATTACCTGTGTCACTAGAATTAGCTGTTACAGTATCTCCGCTAGTATCTTTAGCTTCTATGGTGTAAGAATTAGAATCTACAATGGTTGCAATTTGGTATTCTTGATTTAGAACAGTATCAGTAATATTACCACCCAAAGACACTGCTCCTGAAAAAGTAACAAAATCATTTTGCACTGCACCATGTGCTGTATCACTTACAGTGATAGTAGCATCACCATCGGTTGCAGAAAATGTTACATCGCCTGCACTTGTTGTTAATCTAATGGGGGTAACATCATAAAAATTATCACCTTCTTTTACATAAGATTTAAGGTGAGTGCCTAAAAATAAATATTTAGTTCCTGAAATAGAAACCCATGCAAATAAATTTCTACAGGTTCCGAGAAAAGAATTAGCTGAGTTTTTGACCCACCCACCTAATTTTTCAACAAAACCTTTTCTAAACCTAATTAAAGACGCATTGAACCATCCGCCTGCGTTTGTGTAATCGGTTCCTTCTCTATTTATTCCTGCTTTAAACTGAAACTTTGCGTATGGCATGTTTCATTGCTATTAAGCGATTCGAATAATAGCTGTAGATGAAGCTGCCGCAGGGAATACAATTGTAAAGTCACCTGCTGTGGATGTTTTATCTCCACCAAAATCTATGGTAGCTACTGATGCATTTGTTGCTGAAGAATTGTAGATCATACAACCCCTTGCTGTAATTGTAGCTGTGCCAAAAGTTAAATCAGCAAAATCTGTAAAAGCTGTTGTGCCTGAAGATGTTGGATTAACATTGGTTAAGTCAGCACCACCTGATGTGTAGTTAGTTCCTGAAGCTTGACCAGTCGTAGTAAAAGCTGTTGTTGTAGCTCCCAAAGTTGCTGATGAAGTATACAGTGCTAATTTAAAGGTGTTGCCTCCACTGGCTTTAAAATTATGTACTCCTTCGAGTAATTGTTGTTTAAAACTTGTTGTAAGTGTTGATGTAATTGCCATAATTATAGTTTCCTAATTAAATCAGCAGACTCCTTGTGACCTGCTTTTTCTAATTTGTTATTAATGGTAATCCTATCACTTTTTATAGCATTTTGCATATATAGTTCAATAACTTTTTCAATATTGTTTTTAAACTCATTGACTTGGTTTTTTACATCTTCAGGTGCTTCATCGCTTACCGCAATGATTCTTTCAATACACCTTTTTGCCCAAAATTCTACTGGATGACCACCTTCTGTTGTGGTATGTACCTCAATACTTCCAAGATTAGTTAAAGTTGTATCATCAATCATTTACCACTCCTTTGGTTCAACTGGGTTTGTTTTATCATCGTGTCTGCCAATAAGTTGTGGTTCTATTGGCATTCTGTTTACTGTAAGCTCGCTCATTTTTTTTACAATCATTTTATCGCCATCCATTAAAGGCACTAGTGGGTCTGCCAATCTATGATAGCCATAAAGTTTTTCACGGGTTTCTACATTTGTATCTAACAGCGTGGAAGAACTGGCAACACCTACTTCCATACCCGCATGCATACATTTAGATAGCCAAAACTCTACACAAGCCCTGCCTGATTCTGCAAAGTGTAGGTTGCCTTTGTAGGTAAAATCGACTCCATATATTTTTAATGACCCAACTTTATTCCACAAAGCAAATGCTATAGCATAAGCCACGGTGTTATTTAGATAACAACAATTCAAATCCCCAACAATTTCATCAATTGGATATAACACTAAGTTTTTTGCTCTTTCATCCAGTTGACATGTGTAAATTGGCTTGTCGCCTTTTGTTAACATTCTTGTCATACCACTGGTTTGCCCACCTGCATCATCGCTGTCTAAAAACCTAGATGGTGGGTCCATCATAAAGGTTCTATCGTGATATATAACAGAGCCTACAGCATTAATGCCCCAAACTTCATCAAAGTTGTCTCCATGAGATGCTGCTAAATTATAGTCAAACCAACTACGACCCAAGCCAACGATAGCCACAGTCTTGCCTTCAAGTTTTTTTATTCTCTTCATTTTTCTCCTCTCAAAAAGAAAATTAAGTTACATTAATTCTAAGCGAATCGTACCTCATTTCATCTCTTGTATCTCTGCCTTCACCTAGGTTCTTCAGTCTACCCAAGGCTTCTTTGAATTTAGAATCTAATATACCAACCTCTGCTTGCGGTAGTTTTAAAAATATTGCACCCTCAACCAAACATGCGTATAGAAGCGTATCAGGAGCCTCAGTTGATAAATATGTTGTAGCACTGACACCATTGTATTCTACAGTTGGATCAGTAATTGATTTAGGTCTTGCTAAATAATGAAGCTCTACATCATAAGCTTGATCAGGAACTGGTGACACTTCAAAGCTTGATTGATCAAATATTGAATAGTATTTTGGTTTTCCTCTAGTAGATGTGTTTGAAGAATACTCTTTAATAAAAGAATTATGTTTAAAATCGCAATAAGTATAATTTCCACCATCTATAACTGCTAAAGAAAAACTACCAAGCCAATCTGTTGGTGTGTTTAAAAACCTTTGATCTGCCGTTAAATTACCTGAAACATTTTTTCTTTGATCAGGTAGCTGTACTACTTTAAATATCCTTTCTTCACCTTGCAAAATAAATGTATCAAGCTGATTTACAAAAGTGGTTTCGTCAGTTTCAAGATAATCTTGAATAGCTGTTTTTAATGTTGTTAATGTAAAGCTCATGTGTTTGTTACCGTAACTGTACCTAATTCAGATTCTAAAGCATTAGGCACCGTAAGTGCTGTTCCTATTATACCCAAATCCCAGTTTGTATAAACTGTAAAATTGCTTGGTACTACGCTTGTGTCCACTCTTGGATTGCGTAAAGCCTCAGGATCAGCCAAGTTTCTTCTTGTTTCTAATTGTGGGTGTTTGGGTTCATAGCACTCAGGACAGGTTCTGTAACCATTCCATTCTTTTTTAAGTTCTTTTAAACCGTATCTAAAACCACATCTATCACAGATACCATACGCATTCTTTTCCGATGCGAATGCCATTATGCGTAATCGTATGCCCTAGTATCAGGGGTTGCTCTAAATGATGCTCTGTCCTCGTCTTGACTTAAAGCTCTTTCAAACTCTTCTTCATAGAGTTGTTTTAACATGCCCGTTCTTTCAGGAGCTTTTTTGAGGGATAGATAGTAAGCCAATCCTGCACTAAGGCAAGGATAGAACCTAAATGGCATCTGCAAAGTATCGGTTGATGCATCTACATCATCCATACGCATAATTCTATTTACATAAAGAACATCTGTTGAGTTCTCAGGGGCGTTGTATAGATAGATTGTTGGTGTAATTTGTTTGTCTACAAAATATTGAGATGGTCTACCTTGTGCAGTTTTATCAGGAATAGCTGCATATTCACTTCTTGAGATTTGATTCATTTGCAAATCGCTTGGTGTACCATTAGTTGTTCTTCTGATAAATGCATCTAACACATCAATTACAGCAGTTGGATTTGTTGCATCCAAATCATAAGATGTTGTGCCTTGTGTCAAAGCGATAGATGTTTGTGAGATAGTCCATTGATTTAAACCACGGTTAGCCCATTCAGCTAACAATAAATTTAAACTGCGTTTTGCAGTTTTTAAATCGTATGCTGTGCGTAGCTCAAGACCGCATCTTTCAAATGCTTCTTCTATGTATTCAGCTACATCTAGCTCAAAATTTTTAGAGCCTGAAACTGCCATATTATCTTGCTATCTCAGCACCCTGTCTTGATCTTCTGTAGTTTGATGCACCTGCACAAACGCCACCGCCATCTTTGTACATAGCAACTTTTCTTTGATTTGACCCCGACATGCCTTTTCCTCTTGCGGGCATTGAAGATCGTGTAGATTTCATTGACGCAGGTTTTTCTTTGCTTAATTTTTGCAATGAGCCAAAAATTCCGCCTGATGACGGCATTCTTGCTCTGCCTGATTGATTTTTTGACTTAGAAACAGCCCTAGAAGCAACCTTTCCAAAAAGACCTTTGCCCATTTTACCCGATGCTTTTCGTGCCATTGATTTTGGCTTTACTTTTTTAAATGCTTTTGATAAAAATCCCATTGTAAACTCCTGTGTTTAAATTTAGCCAATTAAGGCTAATGTTTATGATACCTTATTTTTTGTTTTTTTTTGCAAAAGTTTTAACATTAGTTGGCTTTCCGCCCACACCTTGTTTTTTTGATCTCTTTCTTGTGACTGCCGATTTGATTTGTGATTTGGTCATTGATTGTGCTTTTGATTTAGGCACGCATTTTGGATATTTTCTTTTTGATCCTTTTGCAGACTTTCTTCCGCACTTCTTAAACCCACCACCTTTTTTAGGCGATCCAATATCTACCCACTCTTCCTTAAACCACTTCTTTAGTCCGCCTGATCGCTTAGTCATTAGCCACGCATCTTGGTTTTCTTTCTGCGATTATTCATAACCGCACCACAACCACGAGCTATAAAACTTTTAACACCTGCACCCTTTTTAACCGTGCCACCATTTGCCTTGTATTGACCACCCATTTTTTTATATTCCTTGACCATGTACGCATTTGCATAAGCTGATGGATAAACATCAAACTTTGCCTTTGCTTTAGACTTAGCTTTGCTATAAAGACTTGGATTTTTTACATTTTTAGGTATAGCCATTACCATTTCACCTTATCAGCCCAATAGGCTGCTGACATTTTACCTTTTTTGATATTTTTAGCATGCCTTGCCTTAAATGATTTTCTTTTGGCTTTCATTCTAGCTGATTCACCTTTCTTTGGTTTACCTGCGGTACCCTTTAAAGTTCCAACTTTTTTGCCCTGTTGTCCAAAGCGTATAATTTTCTCTAAGCCCTTTTCACAAGCTTTTACTACATGCGATTTTGTTTTGTGTTTTGGAGTTCGCCTTGGTTTGTTGCAAGGCATTGTTTTTTTATTTAACTTAGCCACTATTCTGCATTATCTATTAAAACTCCTTCAAAAGTTGCTGCTATTGCATTATTTTGATTCTTAGAACAAATAGCTCTAACCTCTAAATCTGTTTTTTCTGTAATTTTTAAAGGTTGGTCAAAAGGAAAGTCTATATGATTTCCTATTAAATCAATTTTAGTAGCTGTTCTAAATATTGAACCATATT